TTCATTACATTTAAAACCTAATTCTTTTTTCTCATGATATTTTATTTTATCTTGAATTGTTTTGTCATCTAATGGTGGGTCAAAGTATTTATAATTAAAAGCATTAATATGTTTTTGCCAATCTTCTGGCCATTTTCTTTTAGCATATTGAATGTATTGATAGATAACTCGGTCTCTTCCATCTGTTAATTTGCTTTGAGTTAATGACTCAATGCAAGGAGGACCATCACTAAATTCTGATTCAGGTCTTTTTAATTCTAATTTTTCTAATTCTTGTGGGGTAAGTCTTTTTACTAATAAAAAAAATTGCGAAAGTGTAACAGCTTCTCCCTTAAAATTAAAGGCATATCTTGTTGTTTTTTCATGATTAAAGTATGGTAAGTTAAGAAAATTTCCTGTATCATCTTCGGATTTTAATTCAACCTGTTTTGGAAAAACTTCAGCATTACCAAATCCTAGAAAGGCACTAATAGAACTTAACTTATCTCGCATCAAAGAAGCGTCTACTGGAACCGTAGTAAATAAAAATATATGCGCTCCCCCACTTTTGGAACGACACATAGTTAAAGGTAAGTGATTATTATTAATTAAAGCAATAATTTTTCTATGATCTAAATTATATTTATCAACATCGATACATCCCCATTTACACTTATTGTCCTCATCAATAGGTATAATACCTAAGCTTGGTTCAATTCCATTTAAATGATTTGTCCAAAGTTGTTCAGTAACTGGTTCACGTTTAACAAATGATTTACCTTTTATCTTAGTTCCATCGGCATTCTTTTTTTCAACGTAGGTACATCCATGCGCTCTCTGTAGTCCGGAAAATAAATCTATAAAATTCTTCATAATTTTTTAAGTGGAGGGGCGGATCCACTCTCGCTTAGCCGCCCCATCCTATTCATCCTGATCGGAATGAATTCTTAAAAGTGGCTTTGTTTAGATGTTCCGGTGTTAGAATCAGAAGTATGTTTAGCTTCAACTTGTCCTTTTGAAACTAATTGAGAAAAGGCTTTTGCCATCTCATATGATCCTTTATCCTTTACTTCTCCAACTTTAGACACATCCCAACCAAACCATGTACCTTTGTCGTTAGACTGCTGTACACTTCTTAGTTTGTAGATATGGCTAAAAGAAGGCGGTTGATAAAGACCATTATTACCTCTTAAAACAATGTTGTTCATCATTGAATTCCATTTACGACTAATTTTTAATTGAGTCGCTTTCATAGAAATCAAAGCTCTTTGAGGAACTCCATTTAATTTAATAACAAAATGAGACGCAGTAGTTTCAAGATAATTACCATTTGCTAATCTA